GTGCCAAGGGTCGGCGGTGATCGGATGACCCGCGAAGAGATTGAGGCGTTGGCGAAGGAGCAACCGGTTGAAGACCGGTTTTACTGCCAAGTCTGCAAGGCCGAGCTTTTCTTAGATCCCGCTTATCCTGAGAATGGGCAGAGCGGTTTCTGTAATCCAGACGGAACCCCGCATACGCACGGGGATTGACCTACCCGAAATTCCGACATGAAAAAATCACTCGTTTTGGCAATTTTCTGTCTGTTCGCCTGTTTACCGGGGCGGGCGCAGACGAAGGTGTATCTCAAGCAGCCGATCAACTCGGATACCAGCCTGAGCCAGGCATACGGGTACGCGAATACCACGGCGAGTGTTTTGGCGTTTACGACTTCGGTGACGAATACCACGGCGTCGGGTACGTCGATACAGTGGACGAAGACGGCCGGGGGGACGCAGTTGAAGTGGATTTCTCCTCCGCTGGCTGCACCGGTGACCATTTCGGGCACGGTGACGATGAATGTGTGGGCGTTTGAGGACAATGCCCTAGCGAACGCGACGGTGGCCTTCACGGTGAAGCGGTTGGCGGGCGGGGTAGAGGGCAGTTCCCTCTTGACGGATAGCACATTAGGGTCGGAACTGGGGACCAGCGTGGCGGTGAAGAACTGGACGGCGTCGCCGGCTTCGACCACTTTTTCGACAGGCGACCGAATCGTGCTGATTGGCGATATCGTGAATGTTGGAACGATGGCTGCGGCGCATTCGGTTACGGTGGATTATGGCGGGAAGACGGGCGCGGCGGATGGGGACTCCTGGGTGCAATTTACTGAGAACCTGTCTTTTACCGCGGAGCCGGAATTTATTCAGCAGGCGGCTTGCGGTGCGAATACCACGAATTCAATTCCCTGCACCTTTGCCGGCGTGAACGCCACGGGAAACACGCTGGTTGTCTTTACCGGATGGCAAAATCAAAGCCTGACCGCTTCGTATACCGATAGCGCCGGAAATACGTATACGGGTGTGACGGGCGGCGGGCCGACGGACTGGACGTATGGCGGGACCATTCCAGTTCGCTTTCAGGCGTTTTATGCCAATAACATTACCGGAGGATCCGCCATCACGGTCACGGAGCATTTTTCCTCGGCGGCACCAGAGGGAGATTATTCGGTTTCGGAATATGCGGGCCTCGCGAACTCGGCTGTTGGCACGGCGGTCACGACGACCGGCAGCTCCGCTACGGCTTTGACGGCCAGCATCACCCCTGCCCGTCAACCGGTCATGCTATTTGCGGCTTTCGCTTCTTCTGCGGGCCTCGGTTCGGCACCGGCGAACGAAGTGCAGCGCGGCACGTTCGACGCCATTTTTGATTACACGACCAGTTCCACGGGCACGCAGTCGATGAATGCCACGCTCGGCGGATCCGCGAATTGGGCCGCGATCATTATTCCGTTGACTCCGGTTTCCTCGGCTTCCGTCACTCCCGCAGGAACGAGTTTCTATGGCAAGTTCACGGAGCCAGGTGGTGGCGACACGAAATTCCCGGTGGTTACGGTGTGTTCGGAATTTGCGGATTATTCGCACCAGCCATGCGATTTGCCTGTGACGATTTACACGGATAGCAGCATGAGCATGACCAAGGCCAATCCGTTTCGCGGGGATCTTCATGGGAATTACGATTTCGCGGCGCCGGCCGGGGTTTACGTGGTTTCCGCCGGAACGCCTTTTGTGCCGGGATACAGTTTCAAGGCCAATCTGATTACGGGCGGGGGAGGAAGTTCAACGCCGGGGGGAACGTCTGGGCAGGCGCAATTTAATTCGGGAGGCGTGTTTGCGGGAGTCGCGGGTAGCGCGGTGGATGCCAGCGGTCAAGTCACGCTCACTCCGACCACGGACGGATTCTCAGCACTGAATGTGAATCCTAGTTCGCAGAACTTCGGTTCTGTCGATCCAGTTCTAAACGTCGGCGCTGGCGCTGGAACCATTACCTGCAAAACTCTTGGGGGATTAGCTCCCGCGCAAATGTGCATCAACGGCGCGACGAATCAGCCGTGGCTGTACAACCTGTCGATTCTGGGGGACGCGACAAATACAGCCAGCCCGACGATTGCGCTATGGGATACCTCTCGCTCAACTCCGAATCAGGCTGGCGCTCTGTGGAATGTCGGCCAGTGCGCCTCAAATTTTTCGGCTCCTGGCGGCTGTCTTGATTGGGGATATATCAGCAATGTCGATGGAACTACGTCGGTAATTAATATGAACGAAGATCACTCCATCCAATTCGGTCTAGGAGGAGTTGGGGTAGCGAATCCGTTTATTACTTGGGGACCGCAAGGGGATATTCCGACTGGTTACATCAACGCTTCCACGGGAGAAATTTCGGTAGGTTGGATTCCCAACGCCTTCGCTGTGATGCCCCAAAACGGGTTTTTCTCCATCGTGAATTCCGCCAATCATACGCATAAAGTCAACATCACGAATCCCGGTACGCTCGCGGCGGACTACAACTTTGCCATGCCCATAACGGCAGGAACGGCGGGACAGGTTCTCACCTCGCAGGGCGGTGGAACCACGCCGATGACCTGGAGCACCTTCGCCGCCGTAAGCGGAGCTACCACGATTGGGCATTGCGTGCAGTTTGGCGCTGGGCCGGTACTCGTCGATTCGGGCGCGGGATGCGGAGGCGGCGCTGGCGGCGCGAACGTCGCTCTTAGTAACCTGGCGGGTGTCGGCATCAATACCACGCTTCTGCCGGGATTGATAAATACCGTTGCTCTCGGATCGAATGCCCTGTCGTTTACCAATGTTTTCCTGGGGACGGTCGCCAATCAAACCGGCTCGTTCGATACATCGGCATTGACCGCCAATCGCAGCATCAAGATTGCCAATGCCGCTTCGACCACGGTTCAGGATTGCCCGGCGACAGCCAATCAGTTTTTGACTTCCGTTCTGCAATCGACAGGAGCCTGCACCAAGGCACAACCGACGCTTGCTAATATCGCGGCGGGCGCATCGCCTGCGGGTCTGTTCAATTTCGCGGCCTCGACCATCCGCATCCCGGAAGCGGCAGGTTTCGTAGCCTCGGCAGTCAGCACGCTGGGACTCGATACGACAGCTAATGCCGTGCACTCGTGGATCAATGCGGCGGACGCTATCCTCGCGGGATGGGCTTCGGCGCCAGCCGGCAGCAAGTGCGCGCAGTCCAGCGGCACCAAAGGTCTTCTTTCGGAAGCGGCTGGAGCCTGCGGCACCTGGACCGATTCATCGACCAGCACCGGCACAAACAAAACACTCAGTCAGGAAGGAACCGGCAACGTCATCACCGTGGTCGCAACGCCCTGGATGCGCGCGGCGGGCTGCAACAACTCAACGGCGGCGCCGGCCTTTGATTTGCCGACCACGCAAGCGCCGACGCCGTCCTGCCTGACCGGAACGAACGTCCAGAAAGCCACGCTCGATTACGACGATTCGGTGAATGAATTCTCGCAGTTCGACATGGCCCTTCCGCATACCTGGACCGGCGCCATCGATATCAACCTGAAATGGCTCGTCAGCGCAAGCGGCGGAGCAAACGCCGTCAAATGGACGGTACAGACGGCTTGCTCTGCCGATGCCGCAACCTACGACACCGCTTTCAATGCCGCGCAGACCATCACCACCAACGTCGCGGCCAACAATATCCAAACCGTTTCCTCACAGGCGACCGTGACGGTCACGGGATGCGCGGTCGATAACGTGATGAATTTCAAGATTGGCCGCGACACTTCCGACACCTTTACCGGCACGGCTCGCTTGATTGGTGCGCAAGTCGTTTTGCGGCATACCGGAAAATGAGAACCGCAATCTTGTTTCTGTTGCTTTTGGCTTCGCCCTGCGCCGCATCCACGCACTACATTTCGACGGCGGGCGCGGATACCAACAACGGAACGAGTACCGGAACCGCCTGGGCGCATGTTCCGGGGATGCGAACGGCCACGAGCAACGCCGCCGCTTATTCCGCCGTGGCGGGAGATATTTTCATCCTGCGTGGCTGCGATGTCTGGTTCAACGCCAGCTTTCCTTTGGTCCTGAGCCATGGTGGAGCAATCGGGAATCCCGTCATCGTCACGGTCGATCAGACTTGGTTCAACACCACCAATTGCCCGTCGCAGTGGAACCGCCCCATTTTCGACGGACACACTTCCGCTGGATCATCGACGCCAACGGAAATCAATGGCACGGGCGGGCAGACTTCTGGCTGCATCTCGGGCAATGGAAATCATTTCGTGGTGTTTACGGCGTCGAACATCACGCTCGATTGGATCGAAGAACGAAATCTCTATTACAACAACGATGCCGAAGGCACTTGCTACAACCAAAACGGATGGTTTCTGGTTTCCTCCGCGGACCGCATCACCGTCAGCCACGGCTACCAACATGAATGGAAAATGGGCCTGAACGATGCCGACGAACTCGTGCAGATTGAAGGAACGCCGCAATGCCCGCATTGCCTTCTGACACTGAACGTGACAAACAATTGCCTGTCCACTCCGGGAAACGGAACGAATCAACCCGGCGGCGCGATGAGTTTTATCAATGTCACGTACAGCATTCTCAGTTGCATGTCCAACGCCTATAAACCCGTGCAGGCCGGCGAATTTGGCTGGAACGAAATCACCAAGAACGGAGAATCGCCAGATGGCACGATCCATGCCAATTGCATAGAAACGCTGGCGGCGGAAGGCGACAATAATGGGACCTACTACATTCACGATAACCGGATTCACGACAACTTCGATTGTGAAGGCTTGCAAATTGGCAACCCGGGTGAGATCGATTACGTCTGGAACAACCTCTGGTACAACGATATCCAGGTTGGTGCGAACGGACCGCAAGTACCTCAATCCGAAACTCCAATCAGCATGTTCTTCTTCAACAACACGGTAGTCGATTGGGATTCCTGTATCCATGACGCGAGCCATGGCTATTCCTGGTCGAATACGTTCCGATCCCAGAACAATCTGTGCATTGATGCGACGGGCAGCGCAAGTTCAGGAAGCCCTTCGGCCACCTCGGTCACCATTTCCAACAATATCGGGATGACCGATGCAGCCGCAACTTCCGCCGGGTATAAAAACACGCAATCGCCGTTTGTCTATGCGCCGACCAGCAGCGGATCGGCAACCGTGGGAACGGGCGTGAATCTGACTTCCGTCTGGCCCGCTGGATTTCCGACGGTCGATAGTTCGATTGTCTGCACGCAGCAAACCATCAACACCGTCATACAAAGCGTTTGCACCGGAACAGCCAAGGCACGACCCGTGAGCGCCGCATGGGACGTGGGCGCGTATCAATTTAGCGGCTCGCCTCCTCCGCCGGGACTTCTTCCCGTTGGTCGCAGGGCAACCGGAATTTACTGATGGCCCGCAGAGTCAAAACCGACGCGATGGTCCAGCCGCAAGGCCCGGTCACCATCGACATTCCGCACCTGTGGAATCCGCGCAGCTACCAACTCGAAGTCATGCGCGCCATGCCCGCTAACGCCGGCACGACGCCGCATCTCACGCGCAAATTGCTGATGCTCAAATGGCATCGCCGCGCAGGAAAGGATTTAACCGGCCTCGCTATGACGCTACGGGAAATGGCAACCCGGCCAGGACTTTATTGGCATCTTTTGCCGACCTTCCGGCAGGCCAAGTCGATTCTCTGGGATGGCGGAGACCGCAAGGGAATTGCCTTCATGGACCGCTTTCCGAAGGAACTGATTAAAACCAAGAACGAAACGGAATTACTGGTCGAACTGAATCCGTTTCCCGGCCAACCTTCGGGATCGAGATGGCAGGCCCGCGGCACCGATGACATCAACAGCTTGCGCGGCTCGAATCCCATTGGCGTCGTTCTCTCCGCATTTTCGGAGATGCAGTAAAACATCTGGCCCGAAATCATTCAGCCGATTCTCGTGGAAAACGGCGGATGGGCGCTCTTTATTTTTACGCCGAAGGGAAAGAATCATTCCTACAAACTTTTCCAGGTAGCGAAACAGCACCCGGAGACTTGGTTCTCTCAAGCCTTGACCGTGGATACCACGCGGAGAGACGCCAAAGGAGAAGAAGGAGATCCCTGTGTCCCACCCGAAGAAATACAGCAAATGCGCGATCAGGGAGTGCCCGAAGAAATCATCCAGCAGGAATACTACGTCTCGGATGACGGCTTCCTTAGAGGAACTATCTTCGGCGATCTTATTACGAGTGCTCGCAAAGATGGCCGCATTACCCGCGTCCCCTACAACTCAAGCTACCCGGTGGGTACTTGCTGGGATATTGGAAGGACGGACTCAACCGCGATCTGGTTCTATCAGCGCATCGGCCAGCAAATCTGTTTCATCGACTACCTAGAAGATTCGCGCAAGGGCGCGGACGAATACGCCAAGAAACTTCGAGAAAAGCCCTACATCATTACCAAACTGATTCTGCCGCATGACGCGCGCGTGAAGGGCTTCACCGCTTCGCATTCTACCGAGGAATATTTTCAGCGCGTCTTTCGCGGCGTGACCGTCGCGGAACGCACTTCCATTCAATCGGGCGTCGATATGACGCGGCGCATGTTTTCAAGATTCGTGTTCGATGAATCCAAGTGTGGCCGCGGCATTGAATGCCTGGAGAACTACCGGCGGAAGTGGGACGAGGAAAAACATGATTATTCTGGCGAGCCGATCCATTCTGAGTTTTCTCACGGGGCTGACGCTATGCGAACTGGTGTGGTGGGAGGCTTGGACACGCCGCTCGATTGGCAGAATGACTTGCTTAAGCGCAATCCGCAGCAAGCCGAAACCGAATTTTCCGTCTTTGGGGTGAACTAATGGCTTTTCTCGCTCCACTTGTCCCGATCCTCGCAGGCATCGGCGGCGGCAGCGCCGTAGCGGGCGGCATCCTCGCGGGCACGACCGCACTCACCGCGGGCCTCGGCATCAAAGCAGCCACGTCGAAACCGAATATTCCGAACGTGCCTGGCGCGAACGCCACGCCCGCCGATTTACAGACCGAAGCCGACAAAGCGGCCGAAGACCTCCGCGCGCGTGCGCGTAAGGCAGGTTCGGGCGCCCGGCAATCCACGATTTTAACGAGTCCTTTGGGCGTAGTGAACTCCGCGCCGCCGGCACAGAAAACTCTACTCGGTAGCTAATGCCTCTTGACCCCATACAGCTCCTTAAGCGTTACGAGAGAATGGTGCAGGAACATCGCAATTGGGAAGGACTGTGGCAGGACATTGCCGACTACATCCATCCACGGCGCTCGCAGTTCACGACCACGCGCATGCCCGGCGGCAAGCAAACTGAGCGATTATTCGACTCAACGGCCCTTGACGCACATGACCGTCTCGCCTCGACGCTGAACGGCACGCTGACCAGCCGCGCAACGAAGTGGTTCACGCTGAAAATGCGTG